TAGGTCAAAGTAGTGCATATGGAGGTGGTATTGAATATAATGGCGATAACTCTCCTGCAACTACTGGTGCTGGTTCAGATTATATTACATTGTGGAGAAGAGACAATGGAACAGATAGTTGGACAGGTAGAAACCAGTATAACAGCAACAACTGGCAGTTTAGAGGCGAAGTTACAGCGTATGCGTCAGATTCTAGACTCAAAGATGTTACAGGCAATATTGATAATGCTGTAGAAAAAGTAAAAGCACTAAACGGTGTAATTTATACTTGGAACGATACTGCATATGAAAAAGGTTTAAAAACTTACGCAGATGATAAAGCACCAGAAGCTGGTTTGCTTGCACAAGAAGTCCAAAAAGTATTGCCAGAAGTAGTTGTACCTGCTCCGTTTGATAAAGAATACCTAACTATCAAATATGAGCGTGTTGTACCACTGCTTGTTGAAGCAATCAAAGAGCAGCAAAAAGAAATCGATGAACTGAAAGCGATGGTACAAAAACTACTAGATAAATAATAGGGTAGCCAATTTATTGGCTATCCTTCCTTGACACAGAGTAAATAGTGTGTTATTGTATAGAAAATAGGATTCGTAATGGCATTACCAGCAACAGGCAGCACAATATCAATGAGTGACATTCGCAATTATTTTGTGGGTGGTGGCTTTGCTAGTAGCTACACAATCAGCGTACTTGGAACATATATTGGTATTAGTGCCGGTAATACAATATCAATGAGTTCAACATTTGGCGGATACTATTTTCCAATCTTACCTTAAGGAACAAACAATGAAAACACTATACGAAATTTTAAACGTAGATCTAGCACAAGAATATACCAAGGCACGTAAACTTGCAAAACTTGCAACATTAGAAATCGGTGATGCACAATTGGAAATTGCAGCTACAAATGCAATCAATGAAATGGATATTCCAGATGATGACGACAGACTGCATTGGATCATGACATTTGGCAAAGCAGCAGGTGCTGACTTGTTAACACTTGGAAAAGTACAACCAGAAAACATGATCAAAATGGCAAGTTTGTCAGCAGATGACTTCCAAGAATGTGTAAAAGTAGCAACCGGATCAGCACGTGATTGGAATCAGCTTACTATCAGTGCTGAAAAAGATCTTAATCAGGAAACAATTCCAAACACAATGCTCTAATGCAATTAAGTATTTGCGTACCAGCAGGCGACAAAGTACACACAATATTTGCTCAAAGTTTAGCAAATCTAACCAGTCGTTTAACCAAACTTTCGATAGAATACAATCTGCACATTGTTAGTAGCAGTGTTGTGTGTGAGTCACGCACACAACTTGCACGTGAAGCATTAGACAGTGGAGCAACACACTTGCTTTGGTTAGACAGTGATATATTTTTTCCTGCAAACGTTGTATTAGATCTTATGTCACACAAAAAAGATATAGTTGCTGCAACATACAGCACAAGATATGCACCATACCAAAGTGTGGCATTTACAGATCCTAACAACATGAATGCAAGACTTACAGCAACAAACGGTTTACACAAAGTGTGGGCAGTAGGCATGGGCTGTATGCTTGTAACAAGACAAGTGTTTGAAGATTTACCCAAGCCTTGGTTTGCACACGAATACAATAAAACTTTGGATACACACAGTGGCGAGGATATATACTTTTGTAATCAAGCAATGCATCATGGATATGATACTTACGTAGATGCTGATATAAAACTTGCACACATAGGAATAAAGGCTAATCAATTATGAGAGCAATAGACAGATTTGAACGTTTCGGAAATCCAGTTCACAACGGACAAGATTATTTAAAAAATCATATTTTTGAACAATATCCTGTTGTATATGATGAAACTGAAATAGCAGAGTGGCAAGGCAGTTCTGAATATGTTTGGTTAGTTGATCCAGAATTAAAAGTGTATGATAGCTTTCCGTGGTTTTATAAACCTTCGCCAGATGAAGCATTAGCAATTCATGCATTTCCTTATGTGTTTGAAAAAAGTCGTGAAGTAAAAAGTTGGGAAATGGTTAGGCTTGTTCCTACTGCATCTGGCGATTATGAAGTAAAAAAACACGCACATATTTGTGGACACTATGATCCTACAAAGGGCACAGGCAAATTTGAAATTTTTTATGTAGGATCAGATAAAACTGTATTAGATAAATTGATCGAAAGAGGGTTTGATGTACAAGTTGTGGAAAGTATACAACAAGCAAAAGAACGCAGTTTTACTGATATGTTTTGGATTGTACATGACGATACTGTGATTAGAGACACATTTAAATTTAGTTATACTCCAGATGAATGGAGTTATGACATGCCTCACGTTTTTGGTAACGGTGATATTGATCAACTAGATGGTATTGTTTTGTTGCCAAAAGATTATGCAGCAACAGATAAAGAAATCAAACATAGATTTTTTGTAAACAAAAAAGAAATTAGAATTATGGCTAGTAATCCTAGACCATATGATATTTTTGAAATCAACAATTATTATGATTATTTAAATGCTATGGATAAATCAACTACAGACATGTTCTGGGGTTATAGTAATCAAATTATAATCAATGACGATTTTAAGTTTGATTATTACATTAGTCATCATAGCAGTGACAAAAAATCTAATCATGCATGGCTAAACGGAAATAATTACAATGGCGTTTTCTTGTTTAGCAAAAGCAAAAGAGTAACCGAAGAAGAAATATTGTTTAGAGATATAAAAGAAAAAATTGAACACGAAGAAGTTGCTAGTGTTCCTAAAAACTTTGAACGCTTTGAAATTTATAGATATGAACAATACAAAAATGCACTAGAACATTGTGGCACTGATATGTTTTGGTTAATACCAAAAGATGTAGACATTGCAGAAGATTTTGAATGGGATGAATATTTCCATAAACAAGACACATTTGATATGAAAACTAACCATGTGTTTTTAAACGGCGATTCATATGACGGTATTGCATTAATGTGTGCAAAAGCAGAAATCAGTGAAAAAGAATTTGAACACAGATTTTATGTAAACAAAAAGGAACACAAGGTTGTAGCAAGTACACCAAAACCTTATCAACGTTTTACAATTAATAATTATGAAGATTATACAGAAGCACTATACAATTGTCACTCTGAAATGTTTTGGGGTGTTCCTGATGATGTAGAAATTGCAGAAGATTTTGATTTTAATTTATATTTTGATCATCATAATTCGTATGACAGAAATATAAATCATGTTTTTTTAAATGGAGAAAACTACGACGGAGTTGTGTTATTCAGTAAAAATGTTTTGGTAAGTGAAAAAGAAATCGAACATAGATTTTTAATTAAAAAGAAAGAATGGGATATTGTAGCAAGTAATCCAAAACCATACCCGATATACACAGTAAATGATTATACAGATTATCTAAATGCTAAAAAAGATTGCAACTATGATATGTTTTGGATGGTAAATGACAGTTTCTTACCAGTAGCAGATTTTGATTGGAACTTTAATATTACACATCACAATCAATATGAACGTAAGATTAACCATGTTTGGAAAAACGGTGATTTTTTTGACGGTATTGCCCTTACAAGTACAAAATTAAATATCAGTCAACGTGAAATTGACTATAGATTTTTTGTAACTAAAAAAGAATATCCAGAGGTAGGCAGTAATCCAAAGCCTTACGATATTGTTTTTATTAGCAATGGTGAACCGAATGCAGATGATAATTTCGATATTTTATCAGAAAAATTTCCAAGAACTAAACGTGTAATGGATATTAAAGGCATTCATGCAGCACATAAACGTGCTGCTGAATTAGTAGAAACAGATATGTTTTGGGTAGTAGATGGCGATGCAGAAATTATTGATGGATTTGATTTTGATTACTATGTTCCTGCATACGATATCGACGGCAAAGAAACTGTACATGTATGGAGAAGTTTGAATCCTGTAAATGGTCTTGTGTACGGATATGGAGGTGTAAAATTATTACCTACACAATTAACAAGAAACTTAGATGAATCAACTACTGATATGACAACAAGTATCAGTGATAAATTTAAAGGTATCGAAGAAATGAGTAACACCAGTGCATTTAACACTGACTCATTTAGTGCTTGGCGTAGCGGATTCAGAGAATGTGCTAAATTAGCAAGTCGCACTATTGCTAGACAAAAAGATGAAGAAACAGAATTTAGATTAGATGCATGGTGTACACGAGGAGCAGACAAACCATTTGGTAAAGCAGCAATTGCTGGTGCTAAAGCCGGTAAAGAGTTTGGAGAACTTAACAAAGATAACATTGAAGAACTATCAAAAATCAATGACTTTGAATGGTTGAAAGAAGAATTTAAGAAATTATATCAATAAGTTTAGTTATAGTTTTTAACTTCTCTTGATTGGCTTTGTTTCGCAATGTGTTTTGTAATCCGTTGTGTAGTGGCTTTGGCCATGAATTAAAATTTACCCATGCATATCCATCATGCTCTTCATTTAGATTTGGAATAAATTCTTCACCAACTACACAAAAGTATGTGTGAAAATTAAAATGTTCATCTGTACTAACAAAAGTTTCTAATGGAATTGTTTTGTTTATTTCTGGCAAGAATCCAAGTTCTTCTTTTATTTCACGTTGTAAGCCTTGCCAAGGAGATTCTTTATCTTCATTGGTACCGCCTACTAGCCCCCAAAGATTTTTTGCTTTGCTTTGTGTTCTGTGTAAAAACAAAAAACGTTTGGTTTTGAGTGCATAAAAAAGTGCGCCACTGCAAATTATTTTGTTCATAAAAATAATTATCTTAAAGTGTTATTGTCCAAGTTCCTCGTGGATAATAACCGTCAACTGCTAGTTGCCAATAATAATTATTCCAATAGTATTGCTGACCGTTTGTAACATTAGTAACATAAGTTGTATCATTTTCTACACTACCGTCCCAAATTATGTTCCACTTTGATCCATCCCATTCTACAATATCATTTGCATCTGCAACAAAGTCACTGTTGTCTGCATTCTTCCATGCTTCTGCACCATCTTCGTTGAGATTTAAGACATACTTTACTTCGTCGCCTGCATCATAAGGTGTTCCTAGTGTTATAACAAATTTGTCATCAACGTTTGCTCCAGTAGCGGCAACACGTAATCCATTGACATATACATCAAAACTTGTTACAGTTTCGTCTCCAATTCTGTCTCCTAATGAACTTTTTGCAATTGTGTAGTCGATATCTGTGTTTATTTTATTACTACTGTATGTTGCAGTAAATGTTCTATCTACACGGAAGCCCAATGGACCTAGCAACAATATTCTTGTACCTACTGATTTAACACTACTTGGATTAAATTCTATAGGATTAACAATATAATTTATTGTGCCGTCAGTTTTTGTTGGACCTTCGATAAGTGTGTTGGTTGGTAATGTGTCTGTATCCCAATCAATATCTATAAAAGTAGGATCGCCATTTCTAACAACAAATGTCCCTACTATTTCGCTGGGTAATTCTGTTCTGCGTATTCTAAGCTGACTTATGCCTGGTTGATACTTTGCAGGTAATTCTGCTTCTAAAATATTTAACCAAGTAATTTCGCCAATTCTCAGTTTTCCGTTTAGTGCTAATTGTCCAGTTTCTTCTTGCACAATTAAATCAAAATTTCTGTAACTAGTTACAACTGGATTCAAATTATCTAAACGACCGTTAGGACCTATGCCTGTTATACTGTTGTTATTAACTATAGTACCATCCGGCAATACAGTAGTCCCACTACTTGCTCCTAAATCGCCATCTGTCGGAGGATTGAATCCGTCTAATGTTAAAGTTCCAGCATCTTGATTGAAAATACTTGTGATAATATCTGTAATAATACCAAGTTTTTTAACTTTTGTTGGAGGTGAAATATAAATTGGAGCAGTAAAGCCAATAGTAGCAACATCAATTTCGTCATTTGTGCCCATCGGTATTGTTCTACTGCTAAAATTAATATCTTCTAAATAAAGATATGTTAAACTTGTCCAATCAACATAGTTGTCGTTGGTTTGGAATTCCATGTCTGGATTGAACAACATAAAAATTTGTTCAAGTATTTGTAACTTTTGTTCAGTGCTTGTACTCCACACATCAATGTTAACTGCTAGTGTATATGGAGTAGGATGCAGTCTTTCTACTGTATAACCTTTTGCCTGTTGTGCAAGATAGCTGCTGGTATTTTCGTCAAATTCTTTTTCACGTAAATTAATTTTACTGATATAACTGCTGTCACTTAATCTTGCTCTGTCCATTTGCAGACTGGTTACATACACACTGATACGTGGCGCACTTGGTAGTTTGTTTTCAGAATTTTCTTTGATGATACTACCAACTTGTCTTGTCATATCCCCGTACATGCAAGGCACACGTCTAATATCGCCATCGCCATCTTGATAACTAAAATTACTAAACACTCTAACTATTTGTGTCAAGTATCTGCGTATTTGTCCGTCATAAAAAAACTGCATCAGTTAGTCGCCTTTGCTCTTAGTGCTTTGCTCAGTGCTTGTCTTTCAACAACGTCTTCACCACCAATGTTATTTACAGTTGTGTTGTTAATGAATGTGCCTTTTAGAGTATCTTTGTTATCATCCGGTGTCATTGAAGTACGTACAGCATCTTCTACTTTGCGCCAACTGTTTCCGTCATATCTAAACAATCTATTTGGCGATAAATCAGTTCTT